CCACGGTAAACAGTTTCTGCAGATGGATCCAGCGGGTGGCGGCGGAGGTGGCAGCACAGCAGGAAATGGAAACGGCGCTGCGCTGGGCGTCGGTTGACAACCGCCCGCTTTATAACCGCTACCGCCACACCAAAAAGAAGCGGATCCGCAAGAAGTACGCCAAGCGGATCCTGGAGTGGTACAGAACGGAGGTGGCCCCGTGTTGAGGCTGAAAGCCAACAAAACCAGCCTTTACAATCTGGTGGCGACATACAAGCCCCTGCCGGGTATGCGCCGCGTGGATTTCCAGAAAGCGAATGGCCGCCCGGACTACTGGCTGGAATGGACGACGGACGACGGCCACACGAAAGCGTTTCTTTCCTCCTCCCTGGGGCACCCGATCCTGACGATCACGACGCAAGACGCGGCGGGCGGGCAGCTGTACCATGAGGCGCACCGCCTTTCCGTTGAGGGCCTGCGGGAGCGCGGCATGGTGGAGGAAGTCACCACCGCCATGGAGAGGAGGCGGCAGGCACATGGCAGAGCGTAACGACATGACCGCGGCCCTGGTGACGGCCTACACCTCCCCGCAGCTGGCCGCAATCAACGAATACATGGGGGCGGAAAAGGCCGTCAGGGCTGCGGCTGAAACATTAGGGCTTGACGCGGATCTGATGATTGCGGAGGCGGAGGGGCTGGCACGGGCTACGACATTTTCAAACGTGGAGGCCCTTTATTTCGTGGCAGATCAAGCCACCAGCGGAAAGCGGGAGGTGAACGGCCATGCCTGACCATATCCCCCTCCCCGCCAAACAGTACAGCGTGATCTATGCGGATCCGCCGTGGGCATATTCCCAGGGAGGGAACACGAAAAGTTCCCACGGGATTGCAAAACAGCATTACCCAACCATGACCACCGCGGAAATATGCGCCCTGCCGGTCCGCGAAATCGTCCGAGGGGGGGCGGCCTGCTTTATGTGGGCAACGTTCCCTAATATCACGGAGGCCATAAAGGTCATGGAGGCGTGGGGCTTTACATACAAAACCGCGGCTTTTGTGTGGGTCAAAAAGAACCGCAAGCAGGGTGGCAATTTCATGGGGCTGGGTGCCTACACCCGCGCAAACGCGGAGGTTTGCCTGCTGGGCGTCACGCCGGGCTTTAAGGCAAAGACGCAGATCCGCGCCCACAATGTCCACCAGATCATAGAAGCCCCGTTCGAGGGGCACAGCAAGAAACCAGACGAAACCCGCCGGCGGATCGTGGAACTGCTGGGCGACGTGCCCAGGCTGGAAATGTTCGCCCGCCAGAGGGCTGACGGCTGGGACGCCTGGGGCAACGAAGTCCCGGAAGCATAGGAGGAACGGCAAATGTCTGATTTTTTAGAAAGAAACGGCCTGCAAACCGTGGGCCAGCATTTTAAGGATCTGTTTCTGGCCAGCGTACACCGCGCCAGTGCGGAGGAACTGCTGGAGTGGCTGGAGAATGAAACGGACTTTTTCGAGGCCCCGGCGGGAGCCAAGCACCACGGCGCTTTCCCCGGTGGCCTGGTTATTCACAGCCTGAACGTTTACCGTCGTCTGCGGGAAATCACGATCCGCGACCTGACGCCCAGGGACGCGCTGGGGCCTGCCCCCATCTCCGAGCAGGAGGAGGAAACCGTGGCGATCCTGGGGCTGCTGCATGACGTGTGCAAGGCAGGCGTGTACCACATTGAAAGAAAACGCCGCAGGAACCCGGAAACGGGTGTGTGGGAGGACTACCTGGGTTATACGTTCCGGGATCCCCTCCCACTGGGGCACGGAGAAAAAAGCCTGTACCAGATCGCCCGGTTTATCCGGCTGGAGGATCACGAAGCCCTGGCAATCCGCTGGCACATGGGAGCCTATGACACGGCGGCCCGTACAGACCTGCGGGACCTGTCCGCGGCCATGGACGCAACGCCATGGGTGTGGCGGCTGCATGAGGCTGATATGTGCGCCGCCCATATTGACGAAAGGGGCACGGACGAATGACAAAGCTGTTATGTTTGCCCTGCGCCATCGATCTGGAGGCCAGGGGTAAGACTGTAAAACCCGTCGCGCAGAGGTGTGAGAAAATCACCTGTTCGGAGTGCGGACGCCGCCGGTTCGGTATCACCTATGAGGTGACCGGGCGGGCCACCAGAAAAAAGGAGGTAACGAAGAAATGAGCCAGAAAGGCGAAAAATACGCCCGCCGCATGGAGCGGCGCATGGACAAGCTGGAGCAGGACGTGGCGGCCATCACAACCGAGCAGACCACCCAGGGGGTGCGGATCTCTGCCGCGGAGGACGATCTGGCCGTTTACCGGGCGGCGGTGTCCGCCCGTGAGTTGAAACAGGCCGCGGCGGAGATCAAGGCGGCCAAGGAGCGCAGAACCGCCCGCGCGGCGGAGCGGGAGCGCAAAGCCCGCCGACGCAATAAGGTTCTGGCCTTTATCGCCCTGGCGCTGTTCGTTGCCGTCTGCGTGGTCATGGTGGCCAAGGCGTACAGCGAGGAGCCGGCGGCGGAACCTGCCGCGCCGGAAGCGTCGGCGGCCCCGGCGGCAATCCTGCCCACGGAATTGCTGTTCACCGCGGCGGAGGAGGAATACATGGAGGACCCGCAGGAAACGGAAAAGATCGAGGAGGCGCTGCTGGCGCAGGGTTATTTCTCCCTGGCGGTTCCTATGCCCTACGAATGGCAGGACTACATGAGGACGTACTGCGAGGAATACGGCTGCCCCTATCCTATGGCCCTGGCGGTGGCACAGACGGAAAGCAATTTCGACATGGACGCCGTGGGCGCCTCTGGTGAGGTGGGGATCATGCAGTTAAACCCAGGCCCCGGCGGTTCCTACCATGCGGAGATCCAGGCGGCCACGGGGCTGGACCCCACCACCACCTCCGGGAATATCGCGGGCGGCTGCTACAAGCTGGGCCTGTATCTGGCCAAGTATGGCAACGTCGAAAAGGCCGCCATGGCCTACAACATGGGCGAGGGCGGCGCGAGAAGCGCATGGGACAGCGGGATCACCTCCACCGACTACTCCAAGGCAGTCAAGGAGGCCATGGAAACATGGGAATGTACGGTGAACGCCTGGGGCGGGGTGTAACCCGCGAGGCCGCCCGCAAGTATGAAACGTCTGTGACGGAGCGGGCACGGCGGGAACGCTGGCAGGCCAGCGGCTGCGCCAGAGTGGTAAGCCGGAAATATGGCACCGTCGTGGTGCCGCACGGTTCCAATTTTGCCGCCCTGCTGAACGCGGCGGAGGTTTGGGGCTGTGACTGGACAGAAATACGGGACGCAGAGGTGTGGAGGGCCGACAAGGAGGAAAGGCCGGTGCCTATGCCGCACCTTATATAAAAGGAGGGTTTCAAATGCTGATTAACGAGGGCGGGCTGATCCGCGCCATCAAAAGAGCCTACAAAGCGGGCGGGTACACCGTCCTGAACACCGGCAACGACGTGGCCATTTACACGGATCACTGGTTTGCTATGGCCAACCGCGCCCTGCTGCCGCGCAAGGTGCTGGCCACCATCGTGGAACACATGGGCATGATCCCGGAGCGAGATATGCCCACGTCGATCATTAAGGACACGGAGCTGCAGCTGGTTTTGAGAGAAACGGCGGCGGACGATATGGACCACTGGCGCGGCGGTGACCGCGGCGAGGAGGTCACCATGGTGCCGGTGATTATGCAGGGGTTCCAGATTTACCAGCCGCCCAGCGGCGGTGCCTGCTGGGGCGTTCCCCTGTACCTGGTGGACATGATCGAGCGGGATCCGGCGGAGCATATCGGCGCGGACGTGATCGACAAGGATCGCCTGCTGTGGGAGCCCGACGGCGAGGCCGTGGTGATTAACGCAGTACGGAAAGCCTGTTCCGGCTGGGCAAAGGAATGGGAGCGGGCCGTGTGGAACGCCCTGGAGGGTGTGGACCTCCACAAAGAGGAGGCCGGGCGGTGAATAACTTTGAAAGGATCACGGCCTCCCCGGAGGCCCTGGGGGACTTCCTGGGCGCCCTCCCTATCCTGTCCGGCCCGTGGGACGACGATTTCCACCGGGTATTTTGTGACAGCTGCGACGCGGAGAACTGCGACGCTGAAAACTGCGCCCACCAAGCTGAACGAAATAGCCCTACCTGGTGGCTGAAACGTGAGTGCGACGACACGGATCTGACAACCGCACCGGAAGAAATTAAAACCGCCATTCTGGAAAACGACAAGCTATTACGCGAACGGGAGGCGGGGAAATGAAAATACTGATCGGCGGAAGCCCTTGCACACATTGGAGTATCGCACAGACGAAGAACCGCGAAACCGAAGCCAGCGGCATAGGCTGGGAACTGTTCTTGAATTACCGTATTGCACGGGATAAGTACCAGCCGGATTTTTTCCTGTACGAAAACAATAAAAGTATGTCGCCCGCTATCCGGGCGCAGATCACGGCGGAGTTAGGCGTGGAGCCTGTTCTGATTAACAGCGCCCCTGGTGAGCGCACAGAACCGCCAGCGCCTGTATTGGGTGGGCAGGCGGAACCCGGACGGTACATACAGCCAGGTGGCGGTGGAGCAGCCGGTGGACCGTGGGGTCCTCCTGCGCGATATTCTGGAAAGCGGTGTCTGCTGGAAAGAAAAAGGGTATGCCCTGCTGCCCACAACTGGAGGAACCACGGTGGACGACATGGGTTCCAGACACCAGCGGAATGGTGCGGCGGAACCTGTTGCCATTAAGCCGCTGACCGAAAAAGAAATGGATTATATGGTGCGCGAAACCAAGGACGGGCGGAACCATTTTGATTTCGATTATTTCCACGACGCAACGCAGGAAAAAGCGCCTGCGTGACGGCGAACACCCACAAGGGCGTCCCATATAACGTTCTGGTGGAGCCGGTGAGGATCGGGACCATTGAGAACGACGCAAAGAACCAGACTTTTGACAGCCAGCAATACCGTGTTTACAGCCCGGACGCCAAAAGCGTAACCCTCTGCGGAAATGGCGGCGGCCTGGGCGCAAAAACCGGGCTTTATGCCGTCCCTGTGGCTGGGCGCGTCGTGGGGCGCAGGATCAACGAGCAGGGGCACCGCGACGATTACAACGAGGAGATCGAGCGGATCCAGCGTTTCGAGGTAAACGAGGATCCGAACAAAACAAATTGCCTGTCAACCGTGGAAAAAGACAATATGATCGCCGTCCCCGTCCGCGTCGGCGCCATGCCGAACAAGGACGGCGAACTGGGCACCAGCCAAAGCCGCCGCATTTACAGCACCGACGGCAAGAGCGTTTCCCTGCAGGCAAGGCCGAACGGCGGCGGAGCCGACGGTGCGGCCACCGGCCTGTATGCCGTGCCCGTTATCCCGGACGGGAAAGGGCAGTTTGTAATTAAGGCGGCAGGCGGAAAAGAAATCCCAGTTTACGAGGTTCGCGGCGGGCGGATCACCATCAAAGGAAAGACATACCCCATTAAACTGGCAGACGGATTTTACATCATTCGCAAGTTGACCGTGACGGAATGTAAACGCCTCCAGACCGTGCCGGACACATACGCCTTTCCTGTCAGCGACACCCAGGCGTATAAAATGCTGGGCAACGGCTGGACCGTGGACGTGATCGCCCACATTATGAGCCATTTTACCGGGCTGACAGAGGAGGCGGTGGAAGTGCTTTCCATGTACGACGGCATGAGCTGCGGCCATATCGCGCTGGACAAGCTGGGCGCGGAGATCACCGCCTATTATGCAACCGAGATCGACAAATACGCCGTACAGACCACACAGCACAATTTCCCGGACACCGTGCAGCTGGGCGACGCTTTCCAAGTTCGCGCAGAGGACTGGCGCCTGCCGGAACCTGTGGGAATGGAGGCGCCCGCCAATGGCTGAAATAATCCTGACGGGCGACGCGCTGGAGCAACTGCGGCATTTACCGCCCGAAAGCGTCCATACCTGCGTCACCTCCCCGCCCTACTATAATTTGCGAGATTATGGCGCGGCGGGTCAAATCGGAAACGAGGCCAGCGTGGAGGAATACCTGCAAACGCTGGTTTCCGTTTTCCGTGAGGTCCGGCGGGTTCTGCGGACGGACGGAACCCTGTGGGTGAACATGGGCGACAGCTACGCCACCAGATCAGGAAGCCAGCCGCCGACGAATACCCGTAATTCCTGCGGCCACACAGCGAAGCATACGCCGCGGGGGTACAAATACAAAGACCTGATCGGCGTTCCCTGGCAGCTGGCTTTTGCCCTCCGGGCAGACGGGTGGTATTTGCGCCAGGATATTATATGGAACAAATCCAACTGTATGCCGGAGAGCGTCCGGGATCGCTGCACCAAGAGCCACGAATATATTTTTCTACTTTCCAAATCGGAACGCTATTATTTCGACGCGGCGGCGATCAGCGAACCCGTTACATCAACCAAGGGCAACGCCAGGACGTTCCGCGGCGGCGGTGCCTACACCGGCGGGCGGGCACACGACAACAGCGCCCAGGTGGAGCGCGAGAGCCACGGGAACCGAGAAAACCAGACGGGCCGCCGGAACAAGCGGGACGTGTGGACCGTAAGCACAAACGGCTTTCGCGGCGCCCATTTTGCCGTGTTTCCTGAAAAGCTGATTGAACCCTGTATTTTAGCAGGCAGCCCATTGGGCGGCACGGTCCTAGATCCGTTCGCCGGGAGCGGCACCACCGGAGTGGTGGCCAAGCGCCTGCGGCGCGATTTCATAGGCTGCGAGATCAACCACGACTATGCACAAATGGCAGCTGACAGAATAGCGGCGGCCACGCCGTAAGGAGGGCACCGTGGAAGTAACTGTAAATATGACCGCAGAGGAGTTTCTGGAGTTTGTGGCCTGGGGGAAAGACCGGGACTATTACAAAAGCAGGCTGGACAAGGAACTGAACAAGCGGGAAATACTGGCAAAGAAAACGTGCTGGGCAATCGACGCAGATCCGAAGAAGCCCGGCAAGGTCAAAATCATTGACCAGGACCACGCGGCGGAATTGCTGGAAATGGCCAAGGATTACCTGGCATAAAAAGAAAAGCCACCTGCACCCGGTGCTGTCAACACGGCGCAGGTGGCAATATAGACGACGGAAAACCGTCCGATATACCTATATTATATCAGGTTCCCGGACGGAATACAAGCCGGAAAAAGCGACGGGGCCACGGCCCCGTATAGCGCCGGTAAGAGTGATTAGTAAAGTGACCAGCAGCAGAAAAGGAGGCACCCATGGCCTACGTTCATAGGGTGGTGAAAGCTGGTCCGTGTGTCGAACACAAGAAAATGCAATCTTTCCGGGTTCACACCAAAGGAGTGAAGCGCGGCCCCAATACTGGGCACACCACCGAGAAGCAGGAGCGGATCAACGAGCGGGTGGCAGAGGAACACCTGCGCTGGGATATAAACGCCAATTTCGGCCATAGGGATCTCCACGCCGTTTTACACTACTACGTCAAGGACAGTTCTTTCGAGGAGGTCCTGGAGAACAAGGCCGCCTTTCTGCGGAACCTGCGGAAACTCTGCAAAAAGCGCGGGATCACGTTCAAGGCCGTGGTGGTCATAGAAACCAAGCGCATGACCAACCCGCACATTCACGTTATCATTTCCCGCATGGATCCGGAGATCATCACGGAGGCGTGGGAGAATGTCCCAAGAGGCGGCGGAGGTATCAGCTTCAAGCCTATGGACAGGCGCGGCAACCACTACAAGCTGGCCGCCTACCTGATGAAAGAAAGCCGTTCCACCATGGAGAGGTACAGAGAGATCGGCAAGCGCGGGAAGCGGTACAGCAAAACGCAGAACATGGACAAGCCGGAAATCACATACACCGCCGTGCCTGCGTCCAGCTGGAGAAAGGACCCGAAAGCGAGAAAGGGCGCCGTGCTGTATAAGTTCGACGACGGATCCACCTGCCGGAGCGGGTGGCATGAGATCAGCGGTTACCCATACCAGGAGTATTTCGAGATTTTCAACGAATAGGAGGGTTTTCTGTGAAAATCTACATATCAGGCAAGATCACCGGGGACAGGCGTTATAAAGCCAAGTTCCGAGAGGTGGAAAAGAAGCTGGCGGCGGCGGGCCATATCGTACTGAACCCCGCCACGGCGCCGGAGGGGCTGCGCCCCGTGGATTATATGCGCCTGTGTTTCGCCATGATGGAGGCGGCGGACGTGGTTCTGTTCATGCAGGACTACCAGGACAGCCGCGGCGCCATGCTGGAATGGGCG